GTGCTGATCCTGATGGTGATAATGATTGTGGAATTATTCTTGATAACAATCCAGCTTATATTGAGTTGGCATTACCATTAGATATTTATCGTCATGAAGAAATTAAAATGGACAATAACGATATTAGAATTAACTTAGAAGAAAGACTTGCTGGAGCATTAATTCGTTATCCATTAGCTGTTTGTAGATTTGATGGAATTTAAACCAAGTGTTTGAATATAAGTGAGGTGGTAAAATGGCAACCGATAAAATTAAAATTGAGAATAAAACTAATGTCATTAAACATCTTCCTCGTGGTGAGATTGAGTTGCTTCCTGGGCAAAATGAATTTGGTAAAGAAAAATTAAATGCGTTCAGGAGCAACCTGAATCATCCATTAGTTAAAGAGGATATAAATAATAATAGGTTAGTATTCAATCTTAATCAGGATGAACTGGATGATCCTGATGATACAGATGATACAGATGACCAAAAACAAGGTGTTAAAAATGACAATGAAGATGAAAATGAAGCTGGTGATGATTCTGAGCAGTCTGAAGAAGATGAGATTGATGAAGATGAAGAATTAGTAGTTGAGCATAATCCAAGTGATTATAATGTTAGTCCATTTCTAAAAATTATCAATGAAGAAGACGATCCTAAAGTCTTAGCTAAATATAAGGAAATGGAAAAGAATAATAAAGATAGAGTAACAATTATTTATGCTATTGAAGATAAAGAGTAGGTGATATAAATGGCAGATACAACAGTAAAAAGAGTTAGAGCAATAGCTTCTCATTTAGAAGCTTTAGAAAACAGTCAAATTGAAATTTATATTAGTGATGCAAAACTTGATTTAGATGACATTGGTTTTGATTCAAAATATGAAGAGAAGTTACAAAGATATTTAACTGCTCATTTAGCAACGATCGATGTTCCAAGAGCTATTTCTGAAAAAACAGAAGATTTTCAAGTTAAATATCAAGGTGCCCCTGCTGTTTCAAATAAGAATTTTTTAGAGACTACTAAATATGGTCAAGAAGTCTTAAGAACTTTAAAGAAAAATGGTGGGCCTTCGTTAGTATTATTTAGTTAACAAAAAAAAGGGAGGTGACTTATTTGGCACGATTAAAAATAACAGATGATGATTCTGGATTTAAATCAATTACAAAGAATATCAAAGAATTAAATAGAAAAAATATTAAGATTGGTATATTTGGGAAAGATGATAGTTTTCAAGTAATGAAGGCTTCTGTCCATGAATTTGGTGCCAAAATTAAAGTCACCCCTAAAATCAGAGCTTGGTTTCATTACAAAGGTTTTCATTTAAACCCAAACACTAAAGAAATTGTTATTCCTGAAAGAAGTTTTATAAGAAAGACTTTTGACCAAAAGGGAAGAAAAATAGAAGAATTAACAGAAGAACAAATTGCTAATATTTTTGCCCAAAAGACAAATGCTAAATTTGCTCTTAAATTAATGGCAGAAGATTTAATTGGAATGGTGAGAAAAACAATGACAGATGTTGATACTCCACCACTTTCAGGTATGACTAAGAAAATGAGAAGAGGAAGTGGCGATTATAATCCATTAGTTGATGATGGAAGAATGCGACAAAGTGTTACTCATCAAATTGATTAATAAAATGGGTAATTAGGAAGTGAGTGTTATGCCTAGAAGATTAAGATTTTCAAGATTGATTCAAAAGAATAGTATTGATTTTGTTATTAAAAAAGAAGTTGATGGAGAATTAGTTAACGGAAGATATAGTGAACCAACAATAAATTATTATTTAATCAAAGGGATATTAAACCCACTAAATGATGATGAAGTTAATTTATATGATGGGGGTAAATATTCCACACAAGATATAAAAATAATTACTAAAGAAAATATTAAAGCTACTAAATTTGAAGAAACTGCAGAAGATGAATATTCTCTTACTGAAATTAAAGATGAGATTAAAATTGAAGAAGGAAATATGATTTTTCATAATAATTCAAAGTTTAAGATTGATAGAGAAAAGAATAGAACAAAGTATATTGATTATTATAAATTTATTGCTGTTAAACAAAATGTAAGTGGAAAAGAGGTGCCTATATTCAATGTCTAATTCGAAAAGTGTAATTGATATTAAACAAATTGAAGATGATTTATACACACCTCTTAAAAATTATATTGAAATTCCACAATTAATTATTGGTCAGCAAGATGATATTCCAGAAGATGATTTGATTTACCCTAGAATTGTTTACAAAATAAGTTCACCTTATGGGAATAATCAAGTTCAGTCTTATACTAAGAAAATTATTGAATCACAAGAAGAAGAGTTTGATAAAGACATTGAATATACCTTTGAGATGTTCCCAATGGTCACAGTTTCATTTCTAGGCTATTCTGACCCACAAGACGATGATTTATATATGTATATGCAAAGAATAGCTAATTGGTTTAATCTGAGGCTTTTAGGGGGAAGGTTTTTTAATGAATATGAAAAAGATATTGTTGTAAGAGAAGTCAATGATATAAATGATGCAACAACTGAATTAAACCAAGAATATGAAAAAAGATTAAATATTGATATTATGCTTCAAATCAAACATGAAATTACTGTTATTGAAAAAACTATTGAAAAGGTTGTTATTGAAGTAAATAATAATGAACAAATGGAGATTGACTTATAAGAAAGGAGTGTTTAAATTGAGTATTGTTGAAGTTACTTTGCTTGATAATTTAACAGCAGTTAGTCAAGAAGGATTTGGAATGCCATTAGTTTTTGTGCCTGATACTGATATAACTTATAAAGAGGTGGAAGGAACTGATGGATTATCAACTCTTACAAGTGGTGATTTAGGTTATGAACAAGTAAATGCTATTTTTAGCCAAAGCCCACAACCAGAAAAAGTTGCTGTTTATGGAGTTGATGTTGCTACTGTTGGAACATCTGTTGGTGATGAGTTAGACAGTTTACTTTTAGAAAATGATGATTTTTATTTCTTATTAATTGCGTCTAGAGAATCATCTGATATTGTTGATGCTGGTTCTTGGGCAACTTCAAATGGAAAATTATTTGTTGGGCAACCTGATATTGCTGATACAGTTTCAAATATTATTTCCACTAAAGAATCATTAAGTAGTGACAAGGCTATTTTAATGGCACATGATGGAGGAACACCTGGAACTGACCCATATTTAGATGGAGCAATAGTTGGAAGAATTGCACCAGTTACACCTGGAGGAACTACTTGGAAATTTAAAAATCTTAATGGAATTCCAAAAGCAACTTATCCTCCAGCAGAATTAAGTGATTTAGATGATAATAATATCAACACTTATGTTAAAGAACTAGGTGTATTACAGACTAGTAATGGTTGGACAACTGGTGGAAGTTTTGCTGATATTGAAAGAGGTAAAGACTGGTTAAATGCTAGAATCAAAGAAAATATTGGAAGTGTTTTAATTAATGCTGAAAAGGTTGGATTTGAAGATGGTGGAATCTCACAAATTGTTGGAGCATTAAAAAATACTTTAAAAGATGCAGTTAGAAATGGCTTAATTGCTAAAACTAACGAAGGTACTGGAATTTGGAGTGTAGATGCCCCAACTAGAAGTGAAGTTTCAGATTCTAATTTAACAAATAGAATTTTACCAGATGTTAATTTTGAAGCTAATGTTGCTGGAGCAATCCACAATGTTCAAGTTAATGGAGTTTTAAAAGTTTAAAATAATTAAAAGTGAGGTGTTATAAATGGAATTATACGATCCAACGAAAGTCCTAATTAATGTTGCTAGTAGTTCACTTGGAATTCAACATGTTTTAGTTGGGTTTGCAGAAGGAAGTAAAATTTCTGGTGAAAGAGAAGAAGATAAAAGAGAAGCTCATGTTGGAGTTGATGGATATGTAACTTTTGTTAAAAATGCAAATGATTTAGGAACTGTTACAATTTCATTTAAGCATAATTCTCCTTCTAATCAAATTTTAAATCAATTATATCAAAGTGATGAAGAATTTAAATTTGCTTGTATTGATTCTAATTTTCAAGGTGGAGATGTTGGTATAGCTGGAACAAGATGTGTAGTAGCTAATAAGCCACCTTTTGATAGAGGAGATAGTGTAAGTGAAAATGAATGGACATTATTAGTTGCTGATTATGAAGATAGTTTTGCTGGAATATTATAAAAAAATAAACTTAATGGAGGTTATAAATTATGTCTAAAGAAGCTAAAAATAAAGAGCAAAATCAAGGTGAAGGAAATAGAAAAACTGTTCATATTGGAGATAAGACTTTTATGTTACAAAATCCTGGTGTTCGTTGGTATATTAAGCATACTGACCAAAGTAAAGATATGAGAGGTAATTTACAGTTTGAAAAGTATGTTGATGGATTGCTAGAAATGGTAGTAATTCAAGAAGTAACAATGGAAGATTTTGATGATGTTGGAAAAATGAGAGAGTTAGTAGACGAGATAGAGAACTTTCTTGGAGCCAAAGAATAAATTTTATAGTGGCGGAGAATTATATTTTGATGATAAAAAGTATGAAAGAATGATTGAAGGCTTAAGAAAGAGATTCTGGGAAATAATTTATAATGGAATCTCTTTTGAAGAAGCCTCAAAAATGGATGCAGATGATTTATTAGAAGCTCATGCTGCTTTAAGAGTTATTAACGAAGAAATTAATGAAGAGTATTCAGATAAAGGAGGTGCTACTAGTGGCAGGCGGTGGAAGACTTAGAAATTTATCCTTTGATATTGGTTTTGACATTGATAATAATCCACTCTTAAATGCTAATAGAAATGTAAACAAATTTAAACAAAATACTCGCACCTCCGTCTCTGAAATGGGAAAGTTAGAAACTGGAACACAAAGTTTTGGAGATATGGCAAGAAATAAATTTACTTCAGTCAAGAACTCAGCAATGGAAATTTCTAATGTCTTTGCTGATATGAGATATGAATTAATGGGTGCGGCTGCAGCTGGTGCGATGTTTATTGGAGCAACTACTAGAAGTGCAGCTAAATTTGAAAAACAAATGGCAATGGTTGGCTCAATTTCTCAAGCTACTGAATCACAACTTGAAGGAATGACTGATGCTGCGATCCAAGCTGGTACAGATACAGCTCATACTGCTCAAGATGCAGCAAAAGGAATGGAGCTGTTAGCAAGAAGAGGATTTGAAGTTAAAAGTATAACTGAACAAATAAATCCTCTTTTAAATGCTGCTAGTGCTGAACAAATTAGTCTTGAACAATCAACTGATGTTTCTACTACTGCTCTTAAATCTATGAGACTTGAAGAAGAAGAATTAGGAAGAGTAACTGATATTTTGGTTCAAACTTCTCAAACGTCTGCTGCTAGTTTCTCAACATTAGGTGAAGCATTTGCTAAAGCTGGTCCCCAAATCCAAAGTGCTGGATGGAGTATTGGGACTGCTGCTGCTTCAATGGGAATCTTGGCTGATGTTGGATTAAAAGGTAGTAGAGCTGGAACTGCTTTATCAGCAACTATGAGAGATTTAACTAATGCTTCTGAAAATGGAAAAGTAGCAATTAATGGACATACTATTAGTATTGCAGATGCTCAAGGTAATTTCTTAGGATTTGCTGAAATAGTTCAACAATTAGAAGGAGAATTAGGTAATTTAAATGAAGTTGCCAGAGAAGAAGCTCTTAGAGAAGTATTTGGTGATGAAGCTGTCAGGGCTTTAAACCCAATTCTTAGTGAAGGTGTAGATAAACTCCAAGAATATCAAGAACAATTAGAGAATTCTGGTGGGGTAGCAAAAAGAGTGGCTGAAGAACAATTAGACACTTTATCTGGAGCAATTGATAAATTTAGAGGCTCATTAAATGTTGCTGCCATAGTAATTGGAGGAAGATTCTTACCTGCTATTAGATTAATCACTGAGATTGGAACTTCTTTAATAAATTGGTTTGTTGGTTTACCTGAAGCTGTCCAAACTGGAATTGCAATATTTACTGGATTAACTACGGTTTTATTAGGCTTAGCAGCAGCTGTTGGATTTATTATTGTTGCTTTTACTGCCTTAGCTGCCAATCTTATATTTTTAAAAATTGCTGGAGTAATAGCCGGGGTCTCAGCTTTAATTGTTGTTTTACAAGATTTATGGGTTGGATTAAGAGGCGGAGATAGTGTAATAGCTGATATGATGCAAAGATTTACAGATTGGATGGGATTATCAGTTGATGTTTCAGCAGCCTTTAAATCAATGGGAGACTCATTAATAACTAGTTTCTCAGGAATGGGTAGTTTTATATTTAATCTTGGTAAGTATTTATGGAATCTTGCTGGATTAATTGGAGGGGCAATTTATGCTGCATTTACTCTTGATTTAAGCTTATTTAAGGAATATTATAATGGAATGATTGAAGCTTCAGAAGGAATGTGGGAAGCAATAAAAACTATGTTCCAAGTAGATGCATTGTCTGGATTAATTGGAAATTTATTCTCTAAAGCTAAAGATTTATTTGTATTTGGGCTCGATAATCTTAAAAATTGGATAATAACTAATCCCGTGACAGCTTTAAAAATAGTCTTCCCTACATTAGCAATAGCCGATTTTGTTATAAGTAAACTTAATCAAGAAGGTAACATGATTATAAATTGGTTATCAACAAATGGAATTATTGATTTACCAGAATTTGAAATACCAAGTATATCTGAGATGTTTAATTTTATGAAGACTAAATTAATAAATGGATATACATCAGTTAAAAATTGGTTATTTAAAAATGGAGAAATTAGTATTGCAAATATAAATACACCAAATATAATCCAGGCTTTCTCTGATATTAAGAATAGTATTTCTACTGGTATTAATAATGCTAAGACATTGATAGCTGAGAGAGGTAAAATATGGCTACCTGAGATGGATATTAGTATGGTTACTAAACCTATAGATAAAATTGTTGATAAATTTAAGTGGCTAAAAGATAAATTAAATAATGTTAATATTGCTGGAGCAATTAAAGATTCACTTTCTGATAGTGCTCTTGGCAAAGCTACTGATAAAGTTACAAGCTTTGTTGGTGGAATTAGAGATAGACTTCCATTTTCACCAGCTAAAATTGGCCCTTTAAGTGATATTGATTCAGTAGGAAAAGGATTCTTCAGTACAGTTACAGAAAGTTTTGATGAGAAAAAAGGAATGTTAACTGGGTTTTTAGATAATACTTTTGGAAATGTTTGGGATAATATTACTGGTAATTTAGGAAATGAACCAAAACAAACTACTAACAAATCAGTAAATAATGTGACAAAGAAACAAAACCAAAATGTAGATAAAAGCCAATCAAAAATAATTGATGTAGTTATTGAACAAATTAATATTGAAGGTGATGTTGAAGATGGAAATGAATTAAAAAACAAAGTTGAAAGAATTGTTAAAACTACTTTTGAAAAAATTATAGCTGAAGAAGCAGCTTCAATGGTTGGTGATGCATAATGTACTATTTAGGTGAGTTAAGTTTACCAACAATAACTAATTATCAAATTTCATTTTCAAACAGTTCTTCAACAAAAACTATTGAAAGTCTTGGAGATATAACCGATCATATTTCTAAAAATCCTATTAAAATTAGTTTTACTGCAACAATTACTGAATTTCCAGAAGATAAAAGAGAAGTACTCATTAAAATGAGAGATTATAAAAGAGTGTTAACTTTTAAAGATGGTAAAAATCTTGAATCAATTGATAATATGATAATAACAAATCTAACATTGCCTGAAGAAGGATATGAAAATGGATTCATAGCACAAATTGAGTTACAGCAAATAAGAATCATTGATTCAGATAATAGTTATTCAACTGGTGAAAACCCAGAAACAAATGAAAATGTTCAATCTGAGCCAGATAAATTAAAAGAAAAGAATGTAGAAGAAGAAAGTGCTGAAGAGGATGAAGTTCCTGAAGAAAGTTGGAGTTCATGGTTATATAAATCAGTTCATAATGATGAATCTGAAGAAGGTGACACAGGATGATTGAAATACCTGTTTTACCAGTAGAAAAAGATAATATTGATTTACAACCAGATTATTTTGAAGTAAACATTAACGGGAAGTTATTAATATTTAAATTTTATTGGAATCCAATTGATAAATATTTCTCATTTGATGTTTATGATAATAAATTAAATCCAATAATTTTAGGAAGAAAAATTGTAATAGGGAGTGATATGTTAGGGAGAACTTATAATGATTCCCTTCCTAATATCTATTTAGTTCCTTTACCACTTACTAGAGAAACTCAATCTTCTGGAATAACTTTTGATAATTTTTTAGAAGATGTTAAAATTTATATTTTAGAAAAAGGAGGAGAATAAAATGGCAAATCAATTATTTATTCAAAATAAAGTAGTAAAAATAAATAATAATATAACTCTAAACTCTCCTCCTTTTTATATTGATTTTGCAAATAAATTTGATACTGAATCAGATAGCAATACTGGGTCAATTGAAATTTTTAACTTATCAAGCCAGACTATAAAGAAAATAACAAAAGAAGAAAATTTATTATTGAAAGCTGGGTATGAAAATGATGTTGGTGTTATCACAGAATCTGATATTGTTGAAGTAAAAACTAGATGGGAAAGTAAAAATAAAATTACAGAAATTGTTGTTTCAGAAAGTAGTAAAGAATGGCTAAATAAAAAGATAAATAGAACTTGGAAAAAGAATATAAAGGTTGAAAGAGTTGCAAAAGATATTATTGATAATTTAGATATTTCAATTGGCAAGATAGATATTCCTAATAAAAGATATGCAAAAGGAAAGACATTTTCAACTACTTGTAAAAAAGCTTTAGAAGAAATAGCTAATGATTTTGATTTAAAATTACATGTTTCAAAAGGTAATATTTATTTATTAAATCCAGAAAAAAGTGCAGAAAAAATTATAAATATATCCCCTAATAATGGATTGATTAAGTCTCCTGAATTAAATAATGGTAATTATAAAGCTAAAATGTTGCTTAATTATAGAATTAGCCCAGATATTATATTAAACTTTAAAGATACTAAGGTAACAGGTAAATTTAGAGTTATTAATGGTGATCATATTGCTAGTGGTAATGATTTTAAAACAGAGGTGGTGATGGAAAAATATGAATGATAAAAATATTAAAAAATTAGGGCATTTAATTAAAGAAATAAATAATGATAAAATTAATGATGTTCATGTTAGTTTACCAGCAAAAATAAAAAAGTTTTACCCTAAAAAATTAAGAGCTGATATAATACTCTTGAATAAAAAAGAAATGGATGATGAATTTGTTGAAATACCACCAATTATTGATTGTCCAGTTAGAACTTTAAAAACAGGGAGTTTTGTTATAAGACCACCTTATCAAAAAGATGATGTTGTTCAAGTTGTTTTTAGTGAAAAAGCTTTAGATAATTTATTAATTACTGGAAAATCTGAAGAAATTGAGTTAGATAGACACCATTCATTAGATGATGCTATAGTAATAGGTGGTTTACAGCTAGACAATGATTCAGAGCTTACTGGTGAGCATTTAAATGATTTATATATTGCTAATATTAATAATAACTGTGAGCTATCTATGACTGAATCTGGTAGTATTGAGATTGATAATGAAACAAACCAAATTACAGTTGAAAAAGATGGTAGTATTAAAATTAATTCTGGAAATAATGTTGAGATTGATTGTAATGATGCAGATGTCACTTCTTCTGGAAATACAACTATTGAAACTTCTATAGCAAAAATAATAGCTGATGAAATAAAATTAGGCTCAAGTATCCTGGTGATGTAGTAGCTTTATTAAGTGAGTTAAATGATTTAAAAAATTTACTTTTAAGCCATACCCACCCTTATGTTTTATCTACTGGAGCTGTTGCCACAACTAGTTCAACAACTTCAATTAAAACTGATTATAGTGGTAGTTCTAAGGTGGTGTTAGATTAATGAAAAATTTAAAGTTAAATAATAATGGTGAATTTGAGATTGATGAAGATGGAAATTTAGTATTCGTAGAGAATATAGGAGAAGTTAAACAACGATTAAAAATTAAAATGCTAACAAATCTTAATGAATGGTTTTTAGATTTAAATTTAGGGATCGATTGGCATGAAATACTTTCAAATCTAGATAATAAAAAAGAAAGAATTAAATTAGAAGTTGTTAGAGTTTTATCTGAGGATGATGCGGTAAATGAGATTAAAAATATTATAATAGATTTTGCTTCTGAAGAAAGATATTTAGCTATTGGTTATGAAGCTACAGTATTAGAGGGAGAGACTATTGAGCAGGAAGTTGAGGTGATTTAATTGGTTGATTATGGTGTTACTTCAGAAGGATTTAAAAGAAAATCAAGAGAAGAAATTAAAGAAGATATGGGAAGGATAGCTCAATATTTATTTGGTAATGATATAAATTTAAATCAAGATGGTCCATTTGGTAAAATTATAAATCTAGTCTCATTAAAATATGCTAATAAATGGAGAGAATTAGAAAATGTATATAACTCACATTATGTTCAAACTGCAAGCAATGCTCAACTTGATGAAGTTTGTCAATATATAGGAATCTCAAGACAAGAACCTTCAAAAGCTGTTGGGCAAATAACTATATATGGTGATGAAGGAGCTATTATTTCACCAGGATTTAATGTTGAAACAAATGAGCCAAATCCAAAAGTATTTGAAACAATAAATAGTGATGATGAACAGATTGGTTCAAGTGGAGAGCTTACTCTTGAGATTAGAGCTGTTGAAGCTGGCAAAGAATCAAATGTTGCTTCTGGTGAAATAACAGAAGTTACAAATCCAATTAGTGGTGTTGATTCAGTTTTAAATAATACTGGAACTGCTGGTGGTAGAAATTTAGAAAGTGATTCAGAGCTTAGACAAAGATATATTGAATCAATTGATAAACCAGGTGGAGCAACTGTTAATTCAATTAGAGCAACAGTTTTAGATGAAACAGATGCTATTGCTTGTTTAGTTATGGAAAATACAGATTTTGAAACTGATGCTGATGGATTACCTCCTAAAAGTTTTGAAACAGTTGTTTTAGGAGGACAAGATTCAAATGTAGCAGAATCAATATTTAGTGTAAAGCCAGCTGGGATTCAAGCCTATGGAGATGAAGGGCCATTTACTGTTTATGATGATGTTGGACTTCAAAAACAAATTGCTTTTAGTAGAGCAACTAGAGTTGATATTTATCTTGATATTACTTTATATATAACTAATGCCTTTGATAGTTCAGATGGTCAATCTAATATTGAAGAAAATATCTTAAACTATATTAATAACTTGCAAATTGGTAATAATGTTAGATTTACTAGGATAATCTCAGAAGTGCATAAAGAAGATGGAGTTATTGATACTGATGTTTTATTAGGTGACACAGAAGGAGATTTATCTGAAAATGTAAATATTACAATTGGGTTTAGAGAGGTTGCTAGAATTGATTCCGTTAATATAAGTTTCTCTGAGGTGGTGAGCTAAATGGCTGAGACAATCCCTTTAACTGATGAAGAAATACAAACTATTTTAGAATTATTTCCAAGTGCTTATTCTAAAGACCCAAGCAATGAATTTGGAAAAGTATTAAATTTAATTTTAGCACCTTTATTTGATTTAGAAAATGAGATTGAAAATGTTGAAGAAGTAAGTGGTATTAATGGAGCTTATGGAGAACATCTTGATAAACATGGTGAAAATGTTGAACAATTAAGAGGTGGCTCAAACGATGATTTATTTAAATTATTAATTCGTTCTAAAATACGCTCTAATTTATCAGCTGGAGATGTTAATAGCCTATTGGAATATATAGCTGCAGTTTTACAAACCCCAATTGATGATGTAAGTGTTATTGAACCTGATTGGAATGCTGATAGTTATGAAGCAGCTAGTTTTGAAATAAGGGTTCCATATAACACCTTATCTAATTTATTAGTAACGATTAAACAATTTATAGATACCATAAATAAATTAACAGCAGCTGGAGTGAGAGTTGCATTATTTGGGGATGGAACCTTTGCATTTGCTAGTCAAAAAGGAACTTCAGATTATACACCAGAATTAGATTCAGATGATAGTGATGGTTTTGGTGGATTTTCAGATTTAAATCAAAGTGCTGGTGTAATTTTAGGAGCAGTTTACGATCCAGAAAAACAATCAATTGTAATATAATTTTTAAGAAGGAGGCGATAAAATGCCTGGATTAATTAATGAATTACCAGAATG